TATCAGTACACTAGGAGTTATAAGGATAAACCCTAGTAAGATCTTAGGAGATTTATCTACTGACCTAAAGGTTCCAGAGATAATATACAACCTAATAATAAACGATTTTATAATAGAGATTGTTGAATCCGAAGACTACCACACATTTTTAATACTTAATCATTTCAAATCTTTAGCTAAGTCAAAAGCAAACATAAGAAAAGCTGTAGACGAAGGTAAGGAGGCAAAGGGTGAGTTACAAAGTATCTTGAGAGGATTCTTTATTAAAGAAGATTTTGAAGGTAACGAATTTAAACCACCTACTCCAGAACAGGTTACAGAACACGCTCTTAGTAAAGGGTACACAGTAAATGGTAAAAAGTTCTGTGAGTATTACGGAGATAATGACTGGTATAATAAAAATAACAAGAAGGTTAGAAATTGGAAGGCTACTTTAGAGAGAGTATGGTGTAGAGAAGAGAACAAACTGGTGTTAGTAGAGGGTTCTCCAAAGGGATATGAGTATTTCTATGTGGAGATAGAGAGTGGAGAGAGAATTTCTCCCGAGTCTTGGAAGGATGGTAAACCTAACCACAGTAATTTCTTGTACACGGAATTATTAACAAATAAATTTAATGGGTTATAAAGATATAGCAATAGATTACTCAGAAGCAGGGCTTAACCCTGTACCACTCAGACAAGGTGGTAAAGTACCTATCAGACGAGATTGGGGTTCACCTATCAACAGTGAGATAGAGGACTTTGACTTTGAGGAGATAGGTATTTGTACCGGAGCTGTATCTGGAGGCTTAGAGGGTATTGATTTTGATTTAAAATATGCAGAGGATCCAGACGAACTGTGGGACTCATGGAAGGCTAAGATACCAACACACATCTTAAAACAGATGGTTGTATCGAAGACAAAGAATGATGGGTACCACGTAATATATAGAACAGATGTAGTAGAAGGAAACAAGAAGTTAGCTAAAAATAAAAACAAAGAGGTTTTAATTGAGACAAGAGGTGAAGGGGGTTATCTAAAATGTTATCCCTCAGAAGGATATGATTTAGTATATGGTAACCTCACAAAGATAAATAAAATATCTGATTATGACAGAGCTATTCTAATGAGTACATCTGTCCTCTTCGATGAAACCTTAGTAAAACAAAAGAAATATTATTCAGATGACAAAGAGTTCGTAGACCCTTTTCCTAAGTACAACGCTAACCCTGATATAGGGATGGACTTGTTAGAAGAACACGGGTGGACAGTAGAAAGAGAATCTGACAAATGGGTTGAGTTTACAAGACCCGGCAAGACAGATGGAATATCTGCAGGATACAACCTAGAGGGAAACTTCTTGTATGTCTTTTCAACCTCAACAGACTTCGACGAAATGAAGCCTTACTCTAACTCAGCAATTTTCTGTATGCTGAAATTTGACGGGGATTTTAGAAGAGGGTATAACACCCTCAGAGATAAGGGGTATGGTGTAGAACACACAGATACAGAAGAGGAAGAACTAGATAACCTAGATTTCTTATCTAAAGAAGGTGAAGACGAGGACAAACTCATACAAGCTATTGACGGGACAATCCCTATTGGTGTGAGCTATGGGTGGCCTCAATTAGATGAATACTTAGTGTGGAAAGACAACACACTTAACTTTATGTTATCCTTTGAAGGAGTAGGTAAGACTTACGTAACCCTTCACCAATTAGTAGCCTTATCAGTATTGTACGGTAAGAAATTCGCTATTAGTTGTGGTGAGAATGAGGTGTACAACACTAAGCAAGTTTTAATTGAATCACTATCAGGAAAAGAGATATCTTATTTCAAAGGGAATTACTTAGAGCTAAAAGGATACAAGGACTTTATCAACACTCACTTCTTCATCATGAAAAATGATGTGCACTATTCTGTAGAGCAGGTTTTAGAGAGGGCAGAGAAGTTACACGAGTTATACGGTATAAGTGGGGTCTTCATAGACCCATTTTCTTATTACAAGAAGTCTCCTACTAATCAGTATGCTTACGTAGATAACCTGCTGTCAGAGTTAAATATATTTGCTAAGACAGTGTGCTCTGTTATAATGTCATTACATCCAGTTACAGAGGCTACAAGAGCACCATTGGATGCCGAAGGGTATCCTAAGTGCCCGTCAAGATATTCGGCAGTCTTCGGGAACATATGGGCCAACAGGTCAGATTCATTTATATTGTATCATAGAATACCTAATCATAAAATACCCGCTATGCGGAGAATAATGGAAATACGAGTAGAAAAGGTAAAAGATATTAGCACAGGTGGTAAGATAACCCCCATTGACGCTAGTATAGGATTAACCTATAAAGAGGTTGATGGTTTTACTGGATACTTTGATAACAATGGGATAAACCCTATTAAAGAGTTACAGAGTGTTGGTAAGAAGAAGAAACAAGAAGGGTTACCTAAAATGTCTCCTGGAGATGTATTTTAAAACTATGGCATTATACGAAACGTTTTTTATTATAACTAAGATTGTAGACGACGATGGAGACCTCATTGAGGAGAAGTTAGAAGTTAGAACCTTAGATATGAATAGAATAGAGGACTTCGGCCCAGAAGGTGAGGACAGAACATCTGTCTCCATGTACTGCGGTAGGGAGTATTTAATATCTATGAACCACGTAGACTTTGGAAACACTTTGTTTGAAGAAGTTGATGGTATGGGTAAATTATTAAAGTTTAATTTGAATTAGAGATTATGACAACAGCAAAGGAATTTTTAAGGAATAAAGGTGTAAGTGGGGATTTAAACACATTACGTTTAAAGTCAACAGTAGAAGAAGGGACTTTAGTAGAGTGGATGGAAGAATATCACAAACTCCGACGGGAAGAAAACAGGCACTTAAATTAGAGAGAGGAAATATGAATTTACTAGAACTATTTGCAGGGTCAAGGAGTATTGGAAAAGAGGCTGAGAAACGAGGTATAAACGTATTTTCAGTTGATTGGACTCCTTATCCAAAGATTGATTTAAGTATTGATATAGGTAAGTTAAGACTTGGAGATGTGCCCTTTACGCCCGATGTAGTGTGGGCATCTCCCGACTGTACAACATATAGTATTGCAGCTTGTAGCACCCACAGAACAAATACAAAAGAGCCTAAGAGCGAGTACGCTATAGAGTGTGACAAGGTAAACCAACATTGGATAGGTTTAATAAAATATTGGTTAGAGATTAATCCAAACCTCATTTTCTTTATAGAAAACCCTAGGGGAATGTTAAGACACATGGACTGGATGCAAGAATTTGATAGACACACTGTTTGGTATTGCAAGTATGGAGATGATAGGGCTAAACCTACAGATATATGGACTAATTCTAAGACTTGGACACCAAGACCAATGTGTAAAAATTATAAATATAATAAAGATGGAGAAATAATAGACAAACACTGCCACCATGCTAGTGCTAGACGTGGGGCAAAAACAGGTACACAAGGAAGAAAGGAATCATATGAGAGATCTAAGATACCTCAACAGCTTTGTGAAGAAATTATAAAAAGTATTTTAAAATGAACACATACGTAATAGACATAGAAACCGACGGACTAGTATCCAACAAGATACACGTAATGTCCGTAGGTTATAAAAAACAAGACGGAACTTGGGGAGTAAAATCCACCAATGATTATGATGTAATGAGAGATGTTATGTCTAATCCTGACAACATAATTGTAGGACACTATTTCAAAGCCTTTGACGCAGTAGAATTAGAGAGAGTCTTAGACTTTAAGATTGAGGCCTATGTAATTGACACCCTGCCGCTAGCTTGGAACATATACACCCAAAGAAAAGATAGAACCTTTGGACTAGCAGACTTCGGAGAGGACTTCGGGATAAAAAAGCCTGAGATAGAGGATTGGGAAGGACTAACCTATGAGGAATACGAACATAGATGTGAAGAAGATGTTAAGATTACTATAGCTCTGTGGGAAGACTTACTTAGAATAATGACAGAGCTGTACGGATCATATGAAGAGGTAATGAAGTTTATAAAGTACCTTATGTTTAAGATGGACTGTGTTGTATATCAGCAATTAAATAAATGTACTGTTGATGTAAACAAGGTTAATTATAATCTTAAAATATTAAAAGGGTTAGTAGAGGAAAAGACCTTATTATTGCAAGAGGCTATGCCACCGGGTAACGTCTTAAAAAGTAAACCTAAGACAATGTACAAAGCAGATAAGTCTATCTCCATAGCTGGAACCAAATGGTTTGAAGCTTTACAGGAGAGAGGTTTACCTATTGACTCTCAAGAGATTAGAGAGGATGCAAACCCTAAGTCTACAACACAACTGAAAGACTGGTTGTTTTCTCTTGGATGGAAGCCTGAGACATTTAAGGATGGGGCTAATGGGCCAGTACCTCAAATAAAAGATGTGGATAACCTATGTAGAAGTATAATAAAACTATATAAGAAAGAGCCTGCAATAGGTCAGTTAGACGGATTAACTATAATTAATCACAGGATAAGTCTTTTAAAAGGTTTTCTTTCTACAGTAGATCAACACGGTCAAGTCATAGCAGGTATGCAGGGGTTTACAAACACTCTTAGACTACGACATATGAAACCAATAGCAAACCTCCCTAAAGTTACAGGACACGTTAAAAAGGCCCTTGAAAGAGGTGAGCCACTAGACCAAGCTGTAGCCGAGAACTTTTGGGACGGTAGATTAATAAGAGAGTGTATAGTTGCTCCAGAGGGTTATGAACTTTGTGGGAGTGATATAGTTTCCCTTGAGGACAACACTAAAAGACATTACATGTGGGACTATGACCCTGAGTATGTTACAGAGCAAATGGAAGAAGGGTTTGACCCTCATTTGTCTCTTGCTGTATATGCAGGTGCTATAACAGGTAAAGAGGTTGATGAACATAAATTGTATGATAAGACAGGTGGAGAAGAAGGAGTTAGTCACAAGGATATTAGAAGTATGTATAAACAAGCTAATTATAGCTGTATTTATGGCATTGGTGCCCCAAAGTTATCCAAAGCTATTGGTAAGACACAGAAAGAGGCTAAGAAGTTAATTAGTGACTACTGGAACCGTAACTGGAGTATTAAACACTTACCTAAAGATATAACTACCAAGATGGTTAACGACCAGATGTGGTTACAAAACCCTGTTAATAAGTTTTGGTATTCTGTAAGGAGTGAGAAGGACATCTTTTCTACCCTTAATCAAGGAACAGGATCCTTTGTCTTTGACATATGGTTAAAGTACATGGCTTCAAATGGATTAAACCCTATATTGCAGTACCACGATGAACACCTATCACTATCAAAGATTGGGTGTAGGGCTCA